CTTTTATTAATGTAAACTCAGATGGTATTAAAACAATACCAAAATTTAGAAATACTATTATGGGAAACTTATTTAAATCTAATTTTAATAAAACCAAAAAATTATATCATAGTCATAAATTAGCTGCTGATTCAAAATACGAAATAAAAAACTACGAAGTTATTGCTACTTGTTTAGATAAAAACAAAAAAGAGTTTATAGATATAGTCAGGCATAAAAAATATCCATTTTTTGGATTTCAAGGCCATCCGGAAGTAGAAAATACAAAATTGTTTGCTCCTTATATTTCTTATGTAAAATATATTTTTAATAAAAAAAAACCAAACCAAAAAATAATAAATAAAGAAATATATAATAAACTTAATTTATTAAAATTAAGATCTACAAAAACTCCTTGTAAGAAATATAAGTTGGCATCAACAAAACACAAAAAGTGTAGAATATTTTATGATGTATAAATAAAATTGTCTCTACAAATACAAACATAGTTTAATAATCTTTGCGTTTCTTTGTGTGCTTAGCACGTTTTTTTGTATTTTTTTTTGATTTATTTTTAATGTCATAATCTTCTTTGGGTATATATCTAAAAAAATTCATATTATATAATTTTGAATTACGCGATACTTCGTTTGTTTTAATTTTGGCATATAATTTGGCTTTTTCTTCTCTCATATCTTCCAATGTTTTTTGCTTTCCATAACATAATACACTAAATCTTCGCAATAAACCTTTTTGTTGAAGACGATTTTTTAACTGAACTTTAAATAAATACTCAGCAATACATAACAATCTGTTTTCATCGTAATAAGGTCTATTTGCGTATATAAATATTAAGTAAAAACTTAATATAGTATCTATTGATGCCACTTTTATTTTTTGTCCATTAATATTTATTACATTATAACTATGGCAAGCAGTAGGTTTATATATAAATGCTATAACATCATTGTTGACAATAACCTCATAATGAATATCGACATATTCTCCTATTGGTTGTTTTTTAAAAATTTTTACATTTTTATAACCTTCATAGATTAGTTGTTCTTTCAAAATAGTAGCACTTTCTTGTGGATTTTCGCTTAATACATCAAAATCTGGAATATTGGAAATTTGTTTTCTTTCTTTATATGGCATATATTTACTATATAAAGTTGATGCGTAACCTCCAAAAAAAACTAAACCCTGATTAATAAATGAAGTTCTGGTAATTTCATATATAGCTGCTTGATCCTCTTCTTTTCCTTCGTATTTTCTTTGAAAATCTTGTTTATCACATAATATACCTTTTAGTGGATAATTTTTATTTAATAAACTAATACGTTTTAGGACTTTTTCCCATCTAGATACATCTCCCATTGGGCGTGATAATTCAAGATACATTGCCATACGTAGAAAATTAGGCGGACAATAATTAATTCCATTAATTTTTATTGCTTTTTTAGAGACATTTTGAAATAATTTCTTGTCTAATAAAGTAATATCGGCAATTGGAACAAAATTTACAAATACTTTATATGTTCCACTATGAACTCCTGATTTTGCTTCCACTTCTTCATAACCTGCTTTATAATATATATTTGCTAAATCTCTCGCATATTCCATAGCGTAAGGTGAAAAAAAATCATAATCAGGTATTTCAATATTTTTATTATAAAATCTATATTGCTCTGGAAGTATATTATTTACCGCGGTTCCGCCATAACATAATATTTTATGTGTTCGTAAAAAAGTTTCCAATATGCTAATAATATTTTTAATAGTATCTGATTGGACTAATTTTTTTCCAATAATATATGTAGCATTATCTATTGCGTTTCTTAATATTTTCAATTCTTTTTCTTCATATGATTCTTTCATATTAATTATATTATATATATAAAATATAATTAATATGTTATATAAATTTTTAATAATCCACTTTATGTTGAAATATTATACGACTACTATTAATACTATGGATTGAATTCACCTGACCAAGTAATAGTTATAGGCGTTCCTAGTTGAGTTGGTAATATTTGGTCTACGCTACCGTTATAAGTACTACCATTTATAAAAGTACCACCAGTTATAGAAACATTTCCTAAAATTGTGCTGCTAGTACCAGTCATTTCGAAAAATAATTTTGAATCAGTATTCGCAAGTCTTGATGTAATTGGTATGTCTATTACAGAACTACCTACATTTAATCGCTGATTTAAAAAATAATGTGTAGGATTTATTTTATATACCTTAACATCAACAGAAATGCCACCATAAATGTCGCCGGTTCTAGAACCCGTAATAGTGACCGCACCATACCAACCACTGCCTCATTGTGGTGGATTACGTAAAGTTATTCCCCGTTGAAAATTTAAATTTAAGGACGCCTTATTTATTAAGTTTTCAGGTTTCATTTTCCAAGAAGAAACAACCAGATCATTTTCTTCAAATTGTCTAACGTAACCTTTCAAATTATTATCATTATTCTGATTCTTCATACAAATTGCTTGACATCCATTTCTAAAAGAAGTAACACTATCAAAATTTATTTTTGAAATCTCTAAATTAGGTAATACTATTATAAATTTTTTTTGCGTTTCTTCTATAAATTGCGGAGTTCCGTCTTTAGCAACTATATCATTAAGTCTTAAAGTATTACAAGAGTTACCTTTAGCTTTTAAGTTAATATAATTTTTAAGTTTTGTTAATTTAGAATTAGTAGGATATTTATCAAGAATTCCTGTATCAGGATTAAACTCACAAATAATTATGATTTTTTTGTATAGCGCTTTCATTTCTGTATTCAATACATCTGCTTCTTTCGATGTTAATAATGAATAGTTAAAATTACTTTTAATAACTAAATATTCTTCTAATAAATCACTCATTTTTTCTAACATAGTTACATTTGTGCTCATTACTCTAAAATTTAATATTAATGGGTCATTATGACAATTAGTTCCTTTAAGTGTATTAGTATCAATAATAGCAAAAGCATTTTCTGTTATTGTTTCTAATACTTCGCTTAATAGTAAAGCATTATATGTTTCTTTAATATAATTATTATTTGCTGTTGATGAAGCAACTATTGGATCATTATTATATGAATAAATTTCAAAATCCAAAAATCTAAAACCATTAAAAATACATTTCTCTAAAGCACATAAAGCAACAAAATTATTTTTATATTCGTCTCCACAACAACTATTATATGAGCTTTTAACATAATAGTTAATTAATGTACTATTTGAATTATCAAATATATCTTGGGCCGCAGGTCTAATACTATTTATACCATCAAAATATGTAAAGTTTTGTGCGTTCGGATAAGCAACATCTAATTTTTGGCATGATTCTTTTTGTAATCCTATTTTATGAAAAATCCAACCAAGTAAAGCTATTAATAATATTGTTATAATTCCTAGCGTTGTCATTAGAATTCCTGCATCTTTTACTTGATCTCCAATCATTTTTAATATTTTTTTTGACCTTGGAATTGGAGGTGGAATTGGAGGATCTGTTTGAGTTCCTTGGCTTTCTTTTGTTGTGGATGGCATAATAATTATAATTACTATATATTATAATTACTATATATTATAATTACTATAAAAAATTTAAAATATATTATGACATAAATAAAAATTATAATGTTATATTAATTAATAATGGCAGGTGGACTATTAAATTTAATTGCGCTAGGCAATCAAAATATTATTTTGACTGGCAATCCAACTAAAAGTTTTTTTAAGTCAACCTATTCTAAATATACTAATTTTGGATTACAAAAATTCAGAATTGATCAAGTAGGACAAACAGAATTAGATATTACAAAAATTTCCAAGTTTAGTTTCAAAATTTTGCGCTACGGAGATTTGTTAATGGATATGTATTTAGTAATAAATTTACCTAAAATATGGAGTCCTATTTTAAAATTTGCTAATGAATATAGACCATATGAGTTTAAATGGATTAAAAATATTGGTTGTCAAATAATCAAAGAAGTGAATATAACTATTGATGGCACAACAATACAAAAATTTAGTGGTCATTATTTACAAAACATAGTAGAGCGTGATTTTGATGCCCATAAAAAGGCAATTTTTGATAAAATGACAGGAAATATTAGCGAATTAAATGATCCGGCAAACTATAATAATAGAAACAATAATTATCCAAGTGCGTTTAATATTGATGGCATTAATACTGATATTAGTGGCATTGAACCATCAATACGTGATTATAGTTTGTATATTCCAATAAATAGTTGGTTTTCTATGTCATCTTTAATGGCATTACCATTAATATGTTTACAATATAGTGAAGTATTTAT